CCGGAAATCATTTGTTAAATCAAACCCGACGACCCGAAACCTATTCCAATCCCTCAAACTATGGCTTTTTCTAACGTCCGAGACTACTTCTCTGAACGACAAGAAAGAATCAAATTCGAATGGCAACGCTTCCAGCAAAACGCCTCCGATACTACTGAGAACCTCCTCGATCTCTCCGATTCTGACATCCGCAGACACTTCCACGAATTACGTGATAGAAATGCTGAAAAACGAAAACAGGAAATACTTCACCATGAATTCCAAGGTCTCCTTGACTCTATGAAACTGAAAAATCTTGACAAAAAAGAACCGTTTCAATACTATTCAGATGAACCTCCTCCCTACTCAGAACTCCGCCTTCCAAACCATGGCATCAGATCTGTTCCTCATACTTATCATCTAGGCCAGACGACCTCAACTACTGACTCCGTCCCCGAAACTGGATTTACCCTTGACCCACTCATTGATACACTGATCACCGACGAGTTCCCTCGCTACCGTAATCACGTCAACAAATACTGCCGCCCACTTGGCACTACTGACGCTACGTTCGCTGATTTCAATAAACCACAGTTCCCTACTGCTCCGCTTGATCCCGCCCGTGTAGAACGAATCCTTCCTCACATCTTTAAAAGATTGGACGCCACTCCCTACCTTCCCGTCCACTTTGTAGACACACAATTCGCAAAACTACCACTATCCACAGGAACCGGCTACCACAACCGCACATCCTACAAGATCAACGCTCACGCAAAGTATTCACATCCCGATCTCTACGCATCAAAGCACACTTCGAAAGGCTACTACATCAACGCTTTTCTCGAAAACGCTCGCACACTCGTTCACAAAATTAAAGACACTGGACTCCCCTTTGACTTTTCTTTCAACGACACTGATCCTTACGCTCAATCACTCGATCTCATCGCACAATTGAACAAATTTATGAATGAATACCCCACTATGCTATTTACTCGCAACCACATCTCTGACCGAGACGGCAACCTTAAACAACGCCCCGTCTATGCAGTTGACGACCTCTTTCTCCTCATCGAGACAATGCTCACGTTCCCTCTCCTCGTACAAGCACGATCATACCAATCATGCATTATGTATGGACTTGAAACAATCCGCGGCTCCAACGCCCACATTGACAAATTGGCTCAACGCTTCCGCTCTTTCTTTACGATTGACTGGTCCGAATATGACCAACGCCTCCCCCGATCAATTACTGATCTGTATTACACTCGCTTCCTCCGAAGTTTGATTGTTATATCACATGGCTATCAACCTACCTTCGAGTATCAAACATACCCCGACCTCACTGAAGACATGCTCTATGACAGGATGGACAAACTCCTATCCTTTCTTCATCTCTGGTACAATAACATGACGTTTCTGTCTCCCGACGGCTACGCCTACCGACGCACATATGCAGGTGTCCCTTCCGGACTGTTCAACACTCAATATCTTGACAGTTTTGGTAACTTATACCTCATAATCGATGGCCTCATCGAATTCGGCTGTACTGACGAAGAAATTCAAGACATCCTCCTCTTCATCATGGGTGACGACAATTCAGGTTTTACGAACTGGGCCCTTATCCGGCTTGAAAAGTTCATAACCTTCTTCGAAGCGTACGCGCTCCAGCGCTACAACATGAAGCTAAGTAAGACTAAGTCCGTTATCACTAATCAACGCGACAACATCGAAACTCTTGGCTATCAATGCAACTTCGGCCTCCCCGTCCGCCCCATCCCCAAACTGGTCGCCCAGCTCTGCTTCCCAGAGCATGGAATGAAACGAAAGTACATGGCTTACCGCGCCATCGCAATGCCTTACGTCGCATGCGCATCCAACCGGCAATTCCACCAATTCTGCCGCGCTGTATACACTACTTTCCTCCCGTTCGCAGCTCCACTTGACGAGTTCACTCCTCAAATGATTACAAAATACCTACCTGGTGTTTTTAAATCAGATGAACTCCTCATCCAGAACATCGACTTCACGCACTTCCCAACCATGCGAGAAGTTATCAACAAAGTGTCCCATTGGCAAGGCCCTCTTGGCTATGCTCCAAAATGGAATTTCGCGCACTTTATCAACGCACCGAACGTCGTTCCCCCCTCCTCGAAGACCATGTATGAATACATGCTTGAACACAAACTCAAGCAATTCATGCCTCCTCTTCTTCCCATCTAGGTGTCTCTCTACCTTTTTGGTTTCACTTTCTTTAAGTTAACGCTTTTTGATTTCATGAAATAAAAT